ATCTCTTGGTCTGACCACGAGATGCTCTACAACTTGATGGGTCGTTTGGTTGACTAATGACAAGGAGGAATTGAAATGAAGCTGATTGAGACAAAGAACTGGAAAGTCGTTCACTTTGATAACAGAGCTATTCTGAGAACTGACCGCAACCTGTACCCTGAGGCACTGTGGTGGGCACTGGTTTCTACCATAGAAGTGGAACCAATGGATGAACCGGGTCACTACAGAGCGTTGAATGCGTAAGTACCAAAGGAGGTAACACCATGAGAGAGTACACCGTCAAGAACAATGATTTCACTGAATTCGATATCAATCCTGACCTGACCTTGGACAGAGTTGACCGTAATGGCACTCACTATTACACCAATAACCGTTGCCCCAAGTGCGGCGGAGAGAAGTACATCTCCTATTACACCCATGTTGATGGCGGTGTTTGCTTCCTCTGTGGCGGTACCGGTGTTCATCCCACCAAGGTGGTCGTCAGAACTGAAGAGTACGCTGCCAAGCTGGAGGCCAAGCGTCTGGAGAAAGCTCGCAAGACCGCCGGTGCTCGGAATGCTGAGTACCTCCATCGTCAGGGCTTCAACGCCGATGGTATGACTTGGGTAGTCATGGGTGAGACCTATTCTCGCAAGGACGAGCTGAAGGCCGCTGGTTGTAAGTGGAGTCCTGAGTTCGGCTGGCACTTTGACCACGAGACCGAACAATTTGACACGGTTGTAGTGACCATCCGTACCATGATTCCGTACTTTGAGGACGAGAATGGTCAGCCCTGCACTTCCGCTATCGGTCAGTATTCCGTTGATGGAACTCTGTATTTCCTCCCCTTTGAATTTATACAGGATTATGTGAAGTCCCTCCGTGAGCAGTACATCGCTGACCATGCTCCCAAGACCGAGTATTTCGGTAACGTGGGTGACAAGGTGGAGCGAGAGGTCAAGCTCGTTCGTCGTGCTGGGTTTGATACCAAGTGGGGAACGACTTTTGTGTACACCTTTGTGGATTCCGAGGGTCATCAGTTCATCTGGAAGACTGGCTGCTACCTCGACCAGTCTGAGGGCAGCGCCCTTACCGTCCGGGGTACGATTAAAGCACATTCCGAGTACCAGGGTGCGCGGCAAACTGAGCTCACCCGGTGCCGAGTCGCATAAATCTCGTTCTTCAGAATTCCTCTCATCCTATTTCACGTCCGAGGGGAAGGGGGTGGTAAACTACTACCCCCGATTTCGGAGGACACCTCGAGGATTTTAGACCAAAGAAACTCCCCCACCACACGGCGGGGGAGTACTTTATTGAACACCATGGGGTGGCAGGGGGACAATTCGGTGCTCCTCCTCGCTCCATACGAACATCTCCGTACCGGGCTGCACCGTACAGACAGGAGCGTACTTGTTAGGTGATACCCTCACGAAGAGCTGTGGAGGGTTCAGCACAGAATCTTTCCTACATCCTTGCACTTTTCCTTGTACCTCTCATGGTATTCTTCCTGAAGCATGCCAACATAGCCGAAGTCATAGTCAGCTGCTTTCAGCTCAATGCAGAGTCGTTCCAGATACTTCAGCTCCAAGTCCACGTCGCATACGAGGCAGTTGATTTCGTTGAAGTCAGCTACGCAACCCCAGTCAAGCAGCATTCTCGCGCTTTTCTCATACAGGGCTTTGGTATCTGTCTCCCACTCCTTGTACTGCTCCATGGCTCTCTGTATGGCCTGTTTCCTTACCGCAGGAGTCACAGCCATACGATTGTACTGGTACCAGTCATAGGGGATGATGTCAACCGGCTCCACGTCCTCGTTAGGGAGCAGCATGCCATGATGGTTGATGTAGTACCGCTTCATCTTGCGGTGCATACAGGACTCCTCCAGATACTGGTACTCGTGCATTCGTTTGAAGCCTCTCAGACCGAGAAAATCGAAGAGGTCAGCCATGTCGTTATGGAACATAAGAGCTAAGACCTGACGGGAGTTTACCGCAGTGAACAGCTCTTTGACATCCTTGGGACTGTACTCTGCAATAGACAGTTTTCCGTTCATGCTTGTCCTCCTTCCAGCTTGCTGAGCAGCAGGTCAATCTTCTCATCTTGAATGGCAAGGTGTTTATGAATGTCGTCAACTGCCCGCTTGACGGTTTTATTCATTGAGCTCTGGTCAACGTTCTCGTCATAGTTGGCAATACCAACAAAGAATGATATCAGAGCCATTGCATCTAACAGAGAGATGCCCTCATTTGAACCTCTCATGCCAGTTTAACTGCACCAACGCAAGTATGAGAAACAGAACCAGCAGCACCACTGATAGCAAGAGTGATGAGCGGGCGATTCACGCAGCATGTAGTGATGACGAGATCGGTTTCAATATGGGTGGTATAGGTAGAGCCAGCAGCTCCAGTCTCAGACGAGATAGCGCAAGGCAGAGCCACACCATCTCTATACATCTGCACAACAATGACACCAGCAGCAGTAGGAGTGTAGGTGACATCAGCCGACAGATGGTACAGACCAGATTTATTGACCCGAATGCTTGCAGTATTGAGCGTGAGAGAGCATCCACTCTGTACCACAGGAGTACCCTCAATGTTCAGAGGAGTGACATCAGCGGTGAACGCTTGAGTGGTGTTATTGTATACACGAATGCAGGATTTTGCATACTGGTTGTTAGAACAAGACATAATCATTTCTCCTTTCAAGTAAAACAGGGAGGGCGTTCGCCCTCCCTCTTGTTGGTGGGCATAGTTATATGCCAGCGTAAGGATTTAAGCGCAGTTGCAGCAACCATAGTTGCAGCTATTGCCGCAACCATTTGCAACATACGGGCTGCAAGTGATGTACGCAGGACGCGCCACCGGCTGAAGCTGATTGACCAAGTACTGGTTCTGGAGCAGCTGGCTGTTCTCGAACTTGCTGTCCTGCAACTTGTCACGCAGCTCCTGGATGGTGTTAGCGGTCAGCATAGCGCGGGTCGCGTCACCATCAGCCTTGATTGCATTGACGATGTCACAGGTGTTGCGAGCGTTCTCGTACTTGACGGAGTCAATGTTACGATTGGTCTCGCAGCAGCAGCTCTGCTGAGCAAACCGATTGTCAGAGAATCCCTGAGCAATCTGGCTCTGCAGACTGTTCATGCCCTGAAGCATGGTAGTGTTCATGGCGTAGAAGCCATCACACAGACCATTGGACAGGCCACGTACACCGTTCTGCAGGTCGTTGAAGTTGAAGTCCTGGCACAGGTCAGCTCTGGTCAGAGAACCCTGAGCAGCCGCGCCGTTGCCGAAGCCGAAGCCACCACCGCCCCATGCCAGCAGGAAGAACAGGAAGAAGACCCACACCCAAGTGCCACCGGCACCTCCGAACATACTACCGTCGGTGTTGCGATTCTGGAGAGCCATGACATCAGCCACGGACATCCCGCTACCAGTTTCCATACCCATTGTAGATACCTCCTTGTTAAAATTTTATCTCAACCCAGTGGGAACTGGGATTGAAACTGAGCCCACATCTGGTCAAAGTCCAGACCTCTCTGCTTACAGAGATTCATACAGGTCTGCTTGAGCTGCTCCGGGGATTTACCCTGAGCCATCTGCTGTGCCTGACGAAACATAGGATTGGAACCAAACTGCTTAGACATAAAGGACATGGGATTCATCATAGCACCCATCATCTGGAACGGATTCACTGTTTATTCCCTCCTTTCAGCTTCTGCTCAATCTTAGAGAGCTTTTCCGTCAACCCCTGTACCGCTGCATTAAAGTCCTTCTCCCGGACGTATTCTGACAGGTCGACGGTCTGCGGAGAGGCCTCGACGGGCTTTGCTACCGGGGTGTCTACACTGTACCGCTGGAAGATGATGTTGCCGTCAAGACCGAGCTGCTTAGTGTAGATTTTGCCATGTGCCTTGTCAGGGAACACGAACAGAGACCCATCGAAGTCAATCATGGCGGCATTGGCTTCCTCCTCGTTGGATACCGGTCTACCCTTGAGGATGGGAGCCGCAGGGGGCTGAGGCTGCTGAGGCGGTTGCTGAGGGAAACTGCTACCCATCTGAGGGTACTGAGCTTCCATCATTTGAAGCCTTTGCTGAGCGCTCTGCATGGCCGGATTGTTGTACGGATAGGGAGTCATCGGTGCCATAGGATACATAGAAATTACCTCCTGTCTGGTATATTCTACCTCTATTATACCTCATCTGAATTGGCAGGAGTATACTAAAAGTATTCGTCAAGAATACTAAAAGTATAATTTTAGGTATAAAAAGAACACCACCCTGTATAGAGTGGTGTTCCTTATTTAGAAAAGTTTGGACAGCTTGGAGAGAGCTTTGACGTGTCTTTTCTTTATGGTGACCTCTGCATAACCGAGTGTATCACCGATGTAGCGGAAGTCCTTGCCTTTGAGGTAGTGGAGCCTCAATATCTCCTTGTCCTCATCCGATAGGGTGGATTCGTTCAACAGGTCATCGAAGCGTCTCACACTTGGGATAGCCTCAAGGCGTTTCCTTGTATCAAGGTGAGTGCTCAATCAAAACACCCCTTACTTGTACCGGCCGCAGGTGGGGCAGCGACTCTGCCCCTTACCTGTACTCTTGCCTCCGATACCTGTTTTACCCGAGGGACTCGACTTCGTCACTGAGGCTCCCTTGCTCGGGCTGTATGTTCTGGTCCTCGTTGTTGTCACTGTTATGGTCTGCTTCGCCATAGTTTACCTCCTCAGAATTGCCTTGGACGTATTTGGCACTCTCACCAGATTGGAAAACGTTGTTACCGCTGCCCTCTCCGGTGTCTTGCTCAACTGTCGTTGTAACCGTTTCAGTCGTGGTCATGTGCTTCTCGTACTGCACAAATATGATACAGATAACGAGGTTGACCAGTATGCTGATGACGAGAATCAACCGCAGCCAGAAGTCCTCGCGCCGCTTCGATTCCAGCATGGTCATCACGATGTGGTTGAGAGCTATGCTTTGGTCAAGGGCGTCTTCTTCAGTTTTCATGGTTTCCAAGTCCTTGATAGGAATGTCCATGCATTTCAGCTCCTGTCTGTTTGATATAGTTCAGAATCTCAATGAGTACATCGTGCGTATTGTTGAGGTCACTGAGATTGTGGAACAGCGTTTTAATCTGCTCTTCATGAGAGTTGACCAAGAGGGCGAGGCTCTGTTGGCTGTTCTTTATCTCTTTGACATCGGTTTTCAACTCTGCAATACCGGCTACTGCTTGATTGAGCTTTTGTACGACCTCGCCGTCGGCTTTGGCACGGCTGTTCATACCTACAACAAAGGTTGCAATACCAATCACACAGGCAATGATACTACAGATGAACAAAGTTGTCTCCATGGGTACTGTCCTCCTTTCTTCAGTTTTACCCTATTATACTCCTCCGGAATGGAAAAGTAAAGGGGGAATTTTCGCTTTGGAAGGATTACAGCGGGGACATCTGAGTTTCTCCTTCGTCAGAGGAAGTTTCCTCTACCGGGCTGTTCAGCTTCTCCAGATACGCCGCCAGATACGCCTCCGGGCTGGAGTGCTCCCCAACGATGCTCTTTGCTGTCCGAAGGGTATTGATTTCGGTGATGTAACCGTCCTCCCCCACGCAGAGTACCGTTTCGCCGTTGTACTTGAAGTTCTTGATAGCCTTTGCTACCCGTTCGTCCTTGCAGGTCTCTCCTGCCTTTACGATATAACCTGTGTACATGTTTGTTTCCTCCTTGTTCTATTGTTTAGTTGCGTTACTCGCCAGCCATGCGCGGAATTCGTCAGTACCTGTTGCACCTGCCGGGAAAGTCAGATATTTATACTTAGTGTTCCACGTATTGGAAGAGTAGGTGTAAACAGTAGTTGTAGAGCCTGTTGCTCTCGTGAATTTCAGTGCGCTTGTGTCACTGTAAAAACTTGCATACTCCTGTGCAGTAGCTGTGGGGCTCTCTTTTGCAGTGAATTGAATGGTCTGGTTGATGGTGCTCTCCGGCGCATATAACCGCTCATTCAGCACCCACGTTCCTTCAAGGGTAGGTGTAGGGGTGGGCTCAGGTGTTACTCCCCCAAACGGTGTGCCATCCAGGGAAATCCATTTTTGCTGAGTGAGGTCATAAAGGTATGCATCTTTGGCTTGTGCATAACCATCGGTCCCACCAAGGAACACACCATTCACCCCTACCTTCAAGTCCCAGTCTTTGCCCTTAACTGCGTTCCATGTGTTGTCCAAGAACCCTTCTTGAATAAAAAGCTTTCCGTTTTCCAGCTCATAAGCTCCTTTGAATTTGTAAAGTGGAGCATTCCCTCCATATTTAGCAAAAAGCAGCTCTGAGTTTGTTAACATGACAGAGTTAGTGTAAACACCAGCATGTTCTCCGACAGTTACAAAATCAAATTCCCCAGTCTCTATGTTATATCTTTGTGCATAGTTAGTCTGGTATGAAGTTATAAGACTGACTGGTACAGTTCCTTTAGGCATTCCACCGAACCAATAAATGTACTTTCCTATGTTTATTCCAGGCATAAAACAACTGCCCTGACCACCTTTACTTATGGATACTTGATTTCTTGTCAGAACCTTTGTTTCTAAGTCAAAAATCTCCATCCAATCTATATATGGCACGGAACCTTCTGCTGCGGAACCTCCGTGTCTTGCATATAATTTACCGCCAGCAGCTACTACAGAGGTTCCTCTCATGTCAGCAGAAGTAGTGAACAAATATCCTATATTCGTAGCAGTTGATGGGTCATCGGAGTCTATTTCATATATGTGGGAAGAACCTGCATACCCAGAAACACCAGATGCTCCCTTTTGTCCAGCAGTAAAATAGATTTTTTTACCTACTACAACAGCATTTCCAAGTTGGCAACAAGAAGTTATACTGGGCACACTAACATCCGAATAAGTTTTTGTTTCTGTGTCTATTACAAGTATTCTGGTTACATTATAGCTACTACTTGAAGAACTCCCCATAGCAGAGCCATTTGAGTGACCAAATAATCGGAAGATTTTTTTACCGATAACTACAGAAGGTGCTGTGTAATGTACTCTTGTTGTATCGCTACTGAAAGTCAAAAACTTAGACCACGAACCGTTTTCATACACATACATATCCAACCTGGAAAAGATGTAAAGTAAACCATTGCAATACGTTAATCCCTGTGCACCAGTATCGTTCGGAATGCTGACTCCATACGCAGTGACCGCCTCATTACCGAATGGGATAACTGCTTGAACGGTTACAGAATTGGGTTTATCAGCAATCCGTACCCACAGCTTGCTTGTATCTGCGGGGGGAGTAAGGCCATAGGCTATGTTGAGTCCATTTGCCCCGCCTCCACCAAGGCTTAGAGGATTGCCCAAAATGGTTGCCATATTACATCACCTCCGTCAATGTTGCTTGTAGTGTGATGTCTACTGAGGGCTTATTGGAGAACGCCTTGGCTGTGAATACACCATCGATATTGTCTACCTTGAGAGCCAAAACACCATCTTCAACGAGTTTCATAATAATCGTATCATCCGGCTGGAGGTCTACCACATCATTAGCTGTACCCGAAGGGATGCTCACAACCTGAGTATAAAGGGATTCACTGCCAACCCAGCCAGCAGCTGTCATACTGATAGTTGTCTTACGAGGCTTGAGAGCTGTTTTTGCCTTGGGAATACCAGAATCAACCAGATTACCAGAAGAGTCAAGGCTCGGAAGATTACCTTCCGTTGCGTTGGCTACCTTATCCGCCTTGGTATCATCCAAATCATCAATCAGGTTGAGCAGATGTCCAGCCGTATCAGCGTCCAAGATATCTTGAATAGTCGCAAACCATGCCCGGAAGTCAGCCTCATTGACGGTCTTAAACTGATTCAAGTCGCTCTGAATCTGGTTGTACAGGGTAGTCGTGTCCACTTGAGTAACCGCTCCAGTAACGATACCACAGATGGCGGTGTTCATACGAGTGTCCTCGATTGCGGCCTGAGTGATGGTCGTCGCGCCTGCATTTACATTCACGATAGCCACACACAGGTCATAGTAGTCGGCCGTTCTTACAGGGCTGGGAGCCACAGCAGACGCGCCGGGATTGCCCTGAACTTTGTAAGCCTTGATTACGCGACCGGCCTTGTCCAACCGAATCATGATAGCATCCTTACGGTTGAGAACACCATCTGCAACACCGATGTCAAAGGAGATGGCCGCAGTATTCTCGTAGGTGTAACCATTGATGTATCCATAACCGGGCTGTAACAGCACCGTCATGTTGGGACTGGGTGCCGCAGTTACCTGCAAGCCGGTACTGGGATTGGGGAAGACTCCGTTAGCTATGAAGCGGGAGAAATACGCAGCGAAGTCTTCTGCAAGATATTCTCTGTCATAGTTTCCGCTGGAGTCTGCTACTGCATTGAAAATTCCACTTTTCTCAGCCATTACATCATCCTCACTTTCAGTTTCTGTGTCAAGGTGAGAGGTCCAAACCCGAATGTCAAGTTCAGGGACTCACCTTTGGAGCTGTAAGAGTGCTCAGCCTCAGTGATAATGGCGTCAAGCTGGATACCCAGCTGAGAGTCAAATACTGTGACCTTGTCACCGAGGAAGTAGTCAACACCATACCGAATGTTTCCTTGGGTGTTGATTGTTCCGTCAAAGCTCTCTACCCTTCTGCACTCAGCCAGCTTCTCCGAGCCGCGCTGTTTGAGGACTTCAAGGTATTCTTCTGCTGTCATTTCCATACCATTGCCATCGGTATTTTGAAGGTCTCTGGCATCTACAAAGATTTCTTTACGGGACTTCCCGCTTACTTCACCGACCGTGGTATAGGTACGTTCAATTCCTTCGCCCTCACCAGCTATAAGAGCCACATTACGAGAGTCTTGGGTATTGAGATTGTACTTAGACTCCAGCATGTTTTCAAAGATGTAAGAGAACAGACACGGAGCCACTTCCGTCTGGTTGATAGTTCTGTCTGTACCCTTGTACACTTTGAAGACCATTCTTTTGTTCGGGAGCTCCAGCCGCAACCGGAAGCCCAAACTGTCAGGACTACACAGAGCAATCAGATTGTCTCCCACTACTCCGCCAGTGTCCTGTAGAGCGGTCTTTACACCGAGCTGAACTGCCTTATCTGCATCCAGAGCCACGATGTCCGAAATAGCGCGGGCAGCGATAGTTGGCGCGGTGACCTGTTTTTCCACCATATCGTACGCTATATCACTCGGGAAGCCCGACTTCGTGTATAACCCCCAGCATATCCTCCGGAACAAAAATTCCTCAAGCAAGTTGCCCTTTACGGTCAGTTCCGGGACGCCTTTGGAACTTATGGTTTTCTGCACTACTCCTATGATACCGGCGATACCCTTGTCCATGTCAAACAGAACAATTCGCTCTTCCTGTACCAGTGTAATATTCGTGCTGTCAAGAGGGAGATTGAGTTGGAAAGTACCGAGGGAGCAGTACCCCTCTGTGTAAATGACTGCTACCGGATTAGAGAGAAAGCCTTGGAGTTCGTAGTCCTGTGTAAGGATTGCAATATCCATTACTTCTGCACCTCCAGATACCCGGTATCATAGTACACATTCACAGAGAGGTTTACCACACCCTCTTCCGCGCCATAGCGAATATAGGTTTCTCCCACCGGAAGGGAGAAGAAGGTGGAGCTGAGGTCAAGAAGGTTGAATGCATTGGTTTCTACACCGTTGGAGATTTTCTTGACCGTCTTGTTGTTAGGCACTGTACTGACTCGGAGCGTCTCACCAGCCTCCATTGTCTCAACCAATCGAATCTTCTCCTGAGTGAGAATATTGAGGATGTAGGGATTCTTGACAGTGCCAGAGGCTTCAAACGTTACCACAAACCCGCATGGCATGGAGCCATCGTTGTTCAGAGTTGCGATGCTGGCTGGACTCCGCAGACCCATGATGATACCCTTGTTTTTAGGGATAATCAGCGGGAAATGGAACTTGGGCAACCAGTCAGCAATAAGAACGTTGGTGCCGTTCTCCGTATGGAACAGAGGGTCAGGGCAGAACAGCGAAATCATGAACTTACACAGGACTTCATTGTTGGTACTGATGTCTGTGCCATAGGAGATAGTTTTGGTGGGAATACCATCAATCTGGTACTCCTCGTAATGGAGTCGAAGCTGCTGCAAAGGATTGACAAACCGATTGAGGAAGTTTTTCCTTCTGGTCATGTCAGCCTGAGAGTCAGCCACCACCCAACCGATGATGTTGATGGTACGGGACTCGAGAGTAGTGCCTGTCACATACACGCCCACCTGATTGATGTACTTGTACGTGTTGCGGGAGCTCTGGATAGTTCCAAAGTCCACGCTGTCCAATACGTACTCACGATTGTTGATGTTTATGGGAAGGGAGGTGCCTATGGACAGATTTTCGAGAACGATACTTTCAATCATGTAGGCACCTCCTTACACCAAACCTTCAGCGAGTTCTATCTTGACCCGCTTGAATTCACGCGCCGCAGTCACCGGGTCAATGGCTTCAGGCGAATAGAAGTTAAATGTGTCACCATTGGACTCACCGTAACTTTGGTTTTCCTGCTTGGTCAGGATACGTTCACCCTGATGTACACGCACGGTCATGTCACGAGGAACATAGTCCAAACCAGAAGCATAAGAACCTCTAACTCCACTTGTGGCATCGCTGTATCCTTCCTTGGCTGCACCGAAGATGCTCTTGATTTTCTGAACCACGCCATCAATCCAAGCAGAGATTTTCTGCCATATGGATTTCAGGCCGTCCCATAAACCAGTGAAGATATCAGCACCAATCTGGAACAGGGCTTTGGGTAGAGTTTTCAAGTAGTTGATTGCCTTGGTAAACCACTCCTTAAATTTGCCGGGGAGCTTTTTCAATCCTTCAACAAGTGCCTTGAGGAAGTTGGCAATGGCTTCCTTAGCCTTATTGTAGATATCAACAGACCACTGAACGATACGATTGAAAGCCTCAACCAACCATTCCCAGATGCGACCGGGGAGCTCCGAGAACCATGTACCGATGTCAGAAATAATCTGAGGAATTGCTTCCTTGAGATGATTCCACGTATCGGTAGTCCACTGGACAACCTTACCCACAGCGAAGCCCAACCAGTATGCAATCCGTTCAGGAAGGGTAGCAAACCAGTTCACCACTTCATCAAGGAACTGACCGATTTTGGTAGGCAAGTTCTTGAAGAACGAGATGACATCCTGGATGGCTTGGTCAAACCAGTCCACAACTGCATTGAATACGGCTTGAATCCCTTCCCACAGGTCTATCCAAAACTGACGGAACTCCTCACAGTTGTTCCACAGGTAGATGAAAGCAGCCACCAGAGCTGCGATTGCTGTGATTATCAACCCAATGGGATTCGCCGCCATTATAGCGTTTAGACCCGCGAACAAAGCCTTTAATGTAGGCAGTAGACTAATGAGATTTGTAACAAATCCTATCACCTTACCAATAATCAAAAGCAGAGGTCCAACCACAGCAATTACAGAAAGGATGTCAACAATCACTTGTTTCTGTTCATCTGTAAGACTGGAAAGCCAACCAATAGCTTTTTGAAGCAACTGATTGAGAGAGTCAAGCATAGGAGTCAACAGCTCTCCAAAGGATGCCGCAAGGTTTTGAGCACTATTGCGAAGCATAGCCAACTTAGATTCAGTTGTTCCATATCGGGTCTCCGCTTCGTTTACCAGAGCTGTATTCTCTTCCCATGCCTTGTTTGCAGTATCAATAGAGTCTGCAAGCAGGTCAGAAGCCAAACCCAGAGACTTCAACATATTGGACTGACGGATACCAGTCAAACCGAGGTTGTCAAGTACCAGCACAGCGGACTCGCCGCTCTCATCCAATTTGCCCAGACCTGTGATAAAAGATTGGATAGCCGTTATGGGAGAAGTTTCCCAAGCGGTTGCAAACTCTTTGGAAGTCATACCGGAGACTCGAGCGAACTCAGCCAGCTTTTCTCCTCCAGTTGCTACGGCTTTTTCAATCTCATTGAAGGTCTGCGTCATAGCGGTGCCACCAGCCTCGGCCTCGATACCAACAGAAGACATAGCCGTAGCCAGAGCCATCAGCTCAGCTTCCGTAAGACCGGCCAGTTTACCACCAGCAGCCAATCTATTGGTCATAGCCACAATTTCAGACTCAGTGGTAGCAAAATTGTTACCCAAATCAACGATTGTTGCACCGAACCGAGAGACGTCCTCGCTGGAGGTGCCCATGATGTTCATCACTCGCGCAATAGAAGTAGCTGCCTCTTCCGAGCTCAGGTTGGTTGCATCTCCCAGCATCACCATGGTCTTCGTGAACTGAAGCAAGCTGTCTGTGCCACGGACACCCAGCTGACCAGCCACTTCCATAACACCGGCGATTTCAGAGGCCGACTGAGGCATGGTACTACTCATCTTTTTGATACCGTCGCTTAGAGCAGCAAATTCTTCCTCTGTAGCATCCACGGTTTTACGAACACCGGTAAACGCGGACTCAAAGTCAACCGCTGCTTTCGTAGCTACCGTTCCCAATCCAGCAAGAGGAACAGTAACGTTCTTGGTCAAGGTCTTACCAGCAGAGTTGAACGCAGAACCAAGTCCTGTTAATTTATCTGTTACAGCTGCTCCTTCACTCTTAAATACGTTCAGCTGAGATAGAGCGCCCTTAATACCATCCTTAAAGCTGGTTGTATCAAGCAGAAGATAGCCAACTGCACTTCCGAGATTTATCAAGGTTTCACCCCCTTACGTGTATTGAGAGTAGAGGTCACTGAACGAACGGTACTTTGTACGGAACACAGGCTCCTCCTCTGAGTCTATCTTGTTCATAATGTATGCACAAGCTTCATCAAAACAGTAGGCCGTGTACTCATCCAGAGCACCCATCAGTTCAGAGGGTCTCACCTTGTACCGTTGAGCGATACCGAGAATTCTTAGTATGTCACGACTCCCCACGAAAGGGCTGGAGTGCCTTGATACCCTGCTGGGTGTAGTTGAAGATGAACATGTACTGCTCATCAGTCAGTTCCACGCCAGTGTCTTTAATCTGTTCGTAGGTCGGCTCAACGAACGCAGCCGCGCACAGAACGTCAACGACGCTCAATACATCTTGCATAACAGATTCGTTGGATGCATCCACGCCACCTTTAATGAACAGAGAGTTGGCTGTACTCAACAGAGAGTTGGGAATCTTGCCGGACTTGACGAGAGCCATCATAGAGGGTCTACGCAGCCGAGCTACGAAGGGTTGACCCTCGGCAAAGGACGGGAGTTGTACGATAGCACCCCGGCTATACTCCTGAAGAGAGTCTAAAGGGGTAATGTCCATAGACTTAGTTGCCATGTTCTACCTCCTTAACCCGCAGCCTTGGGCAGCTCATCGGGACCAATATAACTGATTTTGTAGGGAGCCTGACCATCGGCCGGAGCAGAGTTGATGGTGTACTCGGGGGCACGGAAAGCACCGTCCTGAGAGTTGAGCTGGATGGGAGTACCCTGACAATTCGGGTATGCAATCTTCTCGTACCCGGTCAGAATGCCCGCAGCATTGTAGATGGCGGAATAGGCGTTGATGGTAACGACCTTGCCCTTCTCCTTGGAGCCAGCCACAGGAGGAGTATAGGAACTCACGCCGAAGCCCTTATCCTCGTCACCCTCAGCAGTATGCTCAGCAGTCGTCCAGTACTTGACCGTACCACCCTGCAGAATCTTGACCTGCTCGGGGTTGAAGACGTTATCGGTCAGGACGATGGTGTTACCAGTGATGGTAGTGACCGTGGGCTTCTGAGCAATCAGACGACCCTTGACCACCAGCTTCACGGCGTCCTGGGTATCCGCCTGAACAGTGACCTGAATCTGGGAGGCTGTATCCAGAATGAGCTCGTTGGTACCGTCGTCCAGAGTTACCAGAGCGACATCAATGGTAGGGATTTCATTTCCTTTTTTGATAGCCATAGTGTACCTCCTTAGTTGTTGTAGTATTTACGATAATTGACGTACCGTGTTGATACCATGTGACCCTTGACAGAGTCATCATAGAAGGACGGTGTCCGATAGTGCATAGATTTCACCATCGGGAACAGTTCTTTCATAGCAGCTTCAACAGAGTCGACATAGGTCTCCAGAGTTGTAAACTGGTCTTTCGGTACATAACACAGTACGTCATACAGGTTTTGTGTGGTGCTGAAGCCTTGGAACTGAGTTGTACCCTCGTCCCGGAGCACCAGATAGGGCTTGATGCATTCACCCTGATGTTGCGCGGGGGTGTATACATCAAAGCCTTTGCTCTTCAAATGCTTGAAGATGTCTTTATAGCGCGTATTTTCCATTACAGTTTACCCAGCCTTTCAAGGAGTCGTTGGAATCCCGGCATTATCTCATTGTTACCGACATAGTTGATTGTTGGGTCAATGATTGCGAACCGTTTCTCATGTGCCAGCTCCAGCCAAATACCGTAATCAACACCGTGAGCCAGAGATAACTCATATCCCTTCTCAACCTTGTAAGAGGAGCCTGTAAGACGCTGTCGTGCGTGTCCGGTACGGTCTGTCCATGGGCGGTGCTGCTTGGCATAGTTCTGGAGCTTGAGAGCAGAGGTCTGAGCATACACCGAAATAACTGCATCCGACTTGCTCTCAAATTTCTCCATTCCTTTGACGAGGTCAGAGATGTCGAGGTTAAAATCAAACCCGTTAGGCACCTTCTTGAACCTCCTCCAAGTAAACCTCGCAGACAATACCTGACTCAGACACGTCCTTGATTTCACCGATGTTGTACTTTTTACCCCCGATAGGGCACGTGTACTCGGTATCAATCATATCGACAGCTTCACGCAGACACAAAATCATGGGAGCTGCTTTGGAACGAATAACTGCGCCGTCGGCGGCGGACTTTTTCAGGTAGGAAACGTTCTCGTGATAAATCCCCTTGAACGTTACTGTGGATACGGCCACACCGTTGGGCTCCCCGAAGTCGTTCTTACCTTCTTTGTCAAACACAAACCACTGACCTTGGGTATTGATGCACCGCCGAACTTTGTTCAGCTGGAAATTGGAAGCATACATTTAGAACGCTCCTTTCAGAATACCCGAGTTGTTGGGTCTGTACTTGGCAGCCAGCCGCCGGAAGTACTTGGAGCTGTCCGCAGCACTCAGCCCGGACACCTGCAAAGTAGTATCTTCAGCCTTGATGAGCAAACACTGATACGCCGTCAGGTCGTAATTGCCATCATTCTCCCGCAGATAGAAATCGAGCTGTTCATCCGTGAAGAAGGGGATGTCTGCTTCTCGCAGTACAATCTTCAGGTCTTCAATGTTACTCATACAGTTACCTCAGCTTTCCCGGTGCCGCTTGATGAGAAGCCGCAGCTCTTTCTTGGAACGAATACCGTCATGGTCGATACCCAGCTGGTCGGCATAGTCGCAGAGCTCTTCGAAGCCCAGCTCACTCAGAGGGATTTCGGAATAGTCAACAGGCTCGTCGTCCTCTTCTTCATCCTCCAGCTCGTCATCTTCCAGACCATCTTCTTCGTCCTGAGCAGAATCATCGAGGTGGGGCATTTCCGGAGCCGGGGGGTAGTTATCTACCCCCAGCTCGGAAGTGACCGCTTCGTCCTCGAGAGGACGGAATCCTGCGGATTTATACATACACTCGTATGCACCGCGAGAGACCATCAGGGTAGTTACCCCATTCGTGATGCGAAGCATACGGTCACACCTCCTTAAGACGCGATGACGTCCAGGATGTACACGCTGTCCGCAGACTCGAAGGAGGGCAGACAAATCATGGTGACCTTGGTCTCCACGTTCACGGGGTCGGTCTTCTGGACAGTGGTAACAGCCACGCCAGTGTCAGTGATAGACACGTTGGCAGCACCAGTACCCATCAGGTCGGACTCCTCGGGAGTGGTACCGAACCACGTATTACCCAGAGTACCCTCGGGGAACAGGACGACGGTGTCATCGGGCACGAACTGAGTAGCCGTACCGGCATCGTTCTTGTAACGCTTGCCGTAGACGATGAGCTCCAGACCCAGCTCATCCATCAGGTACTGGCTCAGGCGGGCATCGGACAGGGCAGAGACCTGACCGTTGGACAGGACGAAGATGGACTTGATGATTTTCTCGTTGACACGCAGATAACCCCATGTCTTACGAGTGCAGACACCACGAGTGGGACGCACACCAGTGTCATCCTCAATCTTGTCCATGGCCTTACGCATATCCTCAATGGGGTCAGAAGTCGTGGTGCTCCAGGAAGTAGTCACCTCGGACTTGTGGTCACTGGGGATACCGTAGTCGTAGTTGTATGCCTGACCGTTGGCAGTGATAGCGATGGCACCAGTGGTCAGAGCCATCATTCTCATCTGCTCACGGCGGGCACGAGCGCCCTCCAGCAGATGCATCTCGTCGGCGAACACACGATTCATGACGGCATCGATGTACGCCTGATTGCCGGTCTCCATGACCATGTTCAGCTGCTGACGCAGCTCTTCGTCGATGTAAGTGCTCTCCTTGAAGAAGGGCATCTCAGCAGACAGCTTGTCGAAGCCAATACGCGGACGAGGCACCGCGCCGACATCGAATGCGGAGGGCTTCAGCACGACGGGCAGACCGTTGGCACCCTTAATCCAGTCGAGCTTCAGACCCAGCTTCTTGTCAGCGGGGAACAGCTCCTCGCCCAGATAGGGAGGCATGTCCTGACGGTGCTCTTCCCAGTAGGAAGTCAGCTCCGGGGCTTTGACGAGGTCAAAAATAGTCATCTTGTAGTTCTCCTTTCTTTGATTACTTCAGGAAGGTGATGTTCTTCATCTCACTCTTCCGGGTCGCCGTGATGAGCGCGGCTGTGGTGGTGTCCAGCTTGTTCAGGTCAACGAAGCCCCAAATCAGCAGGGTGCCGTTGTTGTCACCGTTGGTAACGTCAACGTCATGCAGCAGAACGCCAGTAGCGGCCTTGCCATCGTTACCAGCAGCCGTAGCATCCTTGGCCTTTACGAAAGCCGTTTCACGAGCGGTCAGGTCACCGCTCAGGGGAGTGCCCGCAGGGACAATCTTCTTGCCGTCGCGGGTGACAGAGTAGGCGTCATCGACCACGATACTGACAGACATCTGGTTCTGAACGTTGAACAGAATCTGTACAGGAGCCGCGCCGGTGACTTTGGTAATGCCGGTGTTGTTGAACATTTTGTTTCCTCCTTATCAGTTTTTGAAATAGCTGCTTTTACCGCCGGAGGTCTTGTGCGCCTTTGCGAGTCGGGCACCCAAACCCTCTTCATCGGTGGATTTACGACTGGAACCTCTGGTGGAACCACCTGTACCAGTATTCTTCTGAGTTTCTCCAAACATGGCGGGATACTTGGTCTTCAGCTCTTCCAGCACCTTGGTGATGGGCTTTTCCTCCGTCACCTTGGGAGCCGCCAGCGTAATGATGTCATCAACGCAGTCGGGATTTACCCCGGCCGACAGTGCAGCGACCTTCATTTCCAGCTGAGTTGCCTTGGCATTGGCTTCGTCACGAGCAGCCTCCGCAGCCTTTTTCGCTTCTGCATCCAACTGCTGCTGGGTCTTACCCGCGTCGAGAGTCTTCTTGATGGTAGCCATCTGAGTTTTGAAGTCCTTGTCATCCTTGTACTCCAAACCCAGCTCTTTCAGGATAGCCTGTCTTGCAGTACGCTTCTCATTTGCCATCATGGCATTGAGCTGCTCCTGTGTGTAGGACTTTCCCTCTTGCTGCTGATTGTTCTGATTGCCCTGAGTATTCTGCTGACCGCCTTCACCGCCGCCAGAGTTACCCTGAGAGCCGCCGTCGCCACCTTCTCCACCCTCAGCGAAGAACTGTAGACCAATGTGCTTGAGACTCATAGATTCCTGTTTCATAGTGATTCCTCCTTGTAATATCCATGCTCACCGTGCATGGTAACGGTAATCCAGTTGATGAATTTCACCCTCAATCTGGTAAAGGGCACCATCAAGCTGTTTTGCGAGCTCAGCACGCATACAGCTCAATTTACTATCAATCTTGCCAATTCTGTAGGCAAGCTTCATGGGGACGGGCTTGTTCATGGTGAAGAACTTTGCCCTCTTGAGGTACAGTTCCTTGGCCTCGGAAAGAACTTCCTTAGTGAACTGGTCATCCACCTGTACGATGGACTCCTTACCGCAGCAGGGGCAGTTCAGAACCGTCATTGTGATGTCCCGGCCTTTCTCATTTAGCAGGAATGTGGCATGCACCACCTTCTCGGAAATGTTGCCGGAGACCTCGACCATGGCGTGACATAAATCACACCGTGTAGCGTTTGTTTTCATACCGTCCTCCAGAAAAGAATACTAATAGTATAATTCTGCCACAATTATACTCTTAGTTATCGAAAAAGTAAAGCCCTCCTGTTGGAAAAGGAGGGCTTTTAAGAGTTATAATTCTCTCAGAGACTCAGTTTTATGTCAGCCACGCAGCCACGTGAGAGAGCTCGTCAGAAACGGACTTCTCGAGGACCTCGAGCCACTGTGAGGGGATGGCAGAGTAACCATATAGGGCACCGGCAAGACCACCGGAGAGGGCTGCTATCGTGTCAGCGTCGCCACCGTCATTCACGGCACCGAGGATGGCCTCCCGGAAACCGCTCGTATTCTTAACCCAGTACAGGGCATTGTTCAGAGTATTTATCACGCGACCAGTAGGCTCCATGTGAACGCAAAGAGGAATCTCATAGCAACTCATTGCATGGTCTACCGCTCGATAATACTTTACGATGGCTTCATCGCACACCTCATTGGTGTGTGTGAGCTTGGACTGTTCCCGCGCCAGACTGAGGTCTCTGGCAAGACAGGGTACAAGACACCGCATCAGGCCACCATTACCATAGTCCTGACGTCCACGCTTGCGTTGACGCTCCGTATTCCTAACACTCCAAGTATCCCACCTGTGTCCTCGGTTCCCGGAGATAGCTGTATGGCAAGTGATTCCAACATCAATTGGACCGTCGTCCAACCAGTCAACAAAGTTCTTGGCAATCTGAGTCATACGACCACTGAAGGTCAGTCTTTCCATCATACCTCTTGCCACACACAGCATCATCTGTGTGTCATCAGTAACCATACCGATGTCAATATTCAGCCAGCCACCGCCGATAATATCAGTCACCTGACCATACTGCTTCTTGATGCCCTCAGCGGTCATGAACTCCGTCGTGGCACCCATAGCATCACCGATGGCAAACCCATACAGGGCACCCATTATCTTGTCAATTCTCTTATTCTCATTCGTGTTCATACTTAGGACAACCTCCTCCCAGCAGGGTATCTACCAACTTTACCGTGTACCTCTTGCACCGAGACACATTCCCCAGCACCTTGGTATCATCCAGTCTGTATATGCAGTCCTTGCATATCAAGTCCTTATTGGAGATACCCATAACTGCCTGACTCTCAGACTCTATACGTTCTTTCATGCTCATAGTACAGCCTCCTTACTGCCAGCGACCATCGTACAATTCCTCGACGGCCATATCACGCCAATACACATTCCGGCGAATCCAACCGTTACTCTGATGGGTCTCAACCTCAATGAAGTCGCTCTCAATATCGATAAAGGTTGTCTCGTCCTTTACATTCTTGCCTATGAGAACCGTGGGGTACTTCTTCTCATTGTCCATCAGCTCAATCAATTCAGCATAAGAATTGAAGTTGATGTACATAGACTTGTTCTCAGCGACCTCTACAGCAATATTTTCCATGCTCATTCCTCCAAGTAGAATTTACAGGCTCTTCTCACCTGTCACCCCTATTATAACTCCGTTCCTTGGAAAAGTAAAGCACTATTTTTGATTTTTGACCAAAATTTCCATAAACACACGAATTACAGAGTTTCTGTGACCATCGGACTCCTCAATCTTGTTTATACGCACCGTTGTACCGGCATTGAGTAACGTTTCACCTTCGCCTGTACCGAACTGAGAAATGGACATGATAGAGGACGCCTGTGTACCCTTGGGAGCATAGAAAACAATCTCGACATCCCCTCCAAACCCCTTATTCCAGTCAGAAGAGGTACTGGTAAATCCAGCATATTGGCCAACCTTGCCTTGAAACAGCTTGTTCAAAGACTTAACTGACATCCCTTCTAATATGCTCTTATTATCAAAAAAGTCTCCATCAAGAAAACCAGCCAAGTCTCCAAGGTCTGTACCGCGACGCAGTATTAAATCCTTTTCCAAAGCAGCTTTCTTCAGTGCAGATTGACACCGCTGTATGTCACCAGCGTACCAATCACCATGCTTATTATCAGCAGCCTCTTTACCTCTCTTCGCAGCAGTACGCAGCCAACCATTCATCTCTTTATAGCTACTACCTGTGTATTCTCTCAAGGAAGCCTTTTCTGCCTCGGTAAATCTTTCAAAGGCCGACTCTTCCATTTCCAACATTCCCGACGTAGTTTGACGTTCAAACAGACTTATCCACTCCTTAGAGGAAGGAATTTTCTGTATGTTGGTACCGGACTGTACATTGTCCTTAACTTCGGAGGCGATACCGCCCATACCCTCAATCCACTTATCCAAAGACGGGTCAGCCTTACCTTCAACCCAGTCAGCCAACCGGTCTGCGATTTCAGTCATACTCTGCGGAATGTATGCCTCAAAGGTACACATGCCATTAGGGTGGTCAAGAGGGAGACTGTCTTTGGGAAAGTGTTTGCCATCTCGCTCCATACACACTTCACAGGTACGATTGCCTCCCGCAGACAACCAGACGTAATCCTCAACGAAGGGATTATTTTTGGTAGTCCATACAAAGGCTTGTTGATAGGCGTGAGACACCATTGTACGAGCTAACCGCTGTGCATTGTAATCCACCCTCTTGGCCGCGCCGGGGTATACCTTAGACCAGTCCCAGTCCTTCCTTGCTTCAGGATTCAGGTACTTCTCCAAGTCCTTGGCTATGTCATAGGCACTCTTATTCTCTGCGATACCTTGTGCTACAACTGCGTTTATATTGTACTGAGTCTTCATGTGATTTTTCCACAGGGCACGGCTCAGGCTCCACTTCCCCTCGTAGAGCTGACCACTTGCTACCGACTTAACAATGTCAGCCGGAACAAAACTGTATGCACTCTTAATCCCAAGACCCAGTTTATCTACGAATTTACCATTGTCGTCTACCACGGCCTGAGCCGCTGACTTCATATTGCCCTCAATCTCGCCCTTGAGAGACATCTCTGCTTTCTTGAGCTCCTTCTCGAGCTCCTTCTGTAAGTTCTTCAAGTGTTCCTCGTACAGAGGGGCAGAGGGTGTCTTAGGCAGCGTTTTGGCCTTTTTAGCAACAGACTTCGCAGCATTCTTGTAGATATCCATGATGTGCTTTTGCTGTTCTTTTGTTAGCTTTACTCTCTCCAGCTCAGCTGTATTCAGGTTAAACGTTGCCATAAGACACCCTCCTCATGCGTTAGTTTTCACCCAGCAACTTTTTCCAAGTTGCCTTGCCCACGATACCGTCGGCAGACAAACCAGCGTGGGACTGGAATGTCTTCACAGATGACTCCGTGCCGGAACCAAAGTCCCCATCAGCACCGTATCCGCCGCAGCCATATCCATACCCAATCAGCAGGGTCTGGAGAACTGCAACCTTTGCACCCTCAGACCCGGCCTTGAGCAGAGGGAACCCAATAGTGACACAGTTATCTGTGGACGGCTTCACTGGCTCAGGGATAACAGGAGAAGTAGGCTCCACGTAGGGGATACCAAACCACTCGCAAAGACCCTTGGCTGCACTTTCCGCAATTTCAGTCATGTGTTCATGGAACCATGTAATGTCTGACAGGACATCGTGGAATGCATGCTCTTCATAGAAAGAAACTGCCTTGGGAACACGCAGCTCATACAGGTCAGCTCGAGGGATGAGCTTTACTGTACCCGGATAGATGGGCTTTCGATATTTCACCATAATCTGGCCGAGCTTCTTACCCCGGCTGGAGTACGTGTAGTACATAGGGTGACATCCTGTTACGTTATGCTTTTCCGTAGCATTGGTGTGGCTGACGTAATGCACGTCCGCGCCCCACGCGTCGCTCTCCCGCACGTTCTGCTTCATGATGGCGTTGCCGTTGTCGCCGTTCATGGGTGTGCGCCGATAGCCACGCTTTGTCTCGATGCCGCAGCGGTTCAGAATCGGCTCAAGGATGTCGATGTACTCATTGTTCTCCAGTGCCTCATAGCACTGTTTCCCGTCCGGGCGGGGATATACACAGGGGTTTGCCATGTGCATAGCCGGGGACAGGTATACCTTCGGGGCGGCCATCTACATAGCCTCCTCGTCCAGAGTACTGCTCTTGTACTTTGCAGAACTGAACCCCAGTACCGCGCCGAGGAACACCGTGATACAGGAAATGGTGCTCACAATCTGCTCGGCATACGGCCAGTCCCAAACCCCGGCCAGACCAGAGTACAGGGCGGAGATGGCGGGCAGGACGATAATCACCACCCACTTCAGGACGTCGTACATTTTGTTGCTCAACTTCATGTTCATTCTCCTTTCATTATGTTACAGCTTTCGCCAAGAGAGACTTATTCATTGACAGGAGGCTCCTCTTCTTCCTCCTCTTCCTCAGGATTATTCTTACCGTTGCCCTGAGGGGGCTCAGTATTCAGCTCCATAAAGGCATCCTCCAAAATCTGGCGCTCAAGGGCAATCTGCCGCAGCTCCTCATCAGCCTCTTCATCTGTCAGGTTGCGCCATTTCTTCATGTAGGCTTTCTTGGACATCGTCTGAGCATTCACCTCAGCCAAATCCACCTGCTTCTCCTCGGACTCATCCTCCGGAAGGGGGTACTGATTGTCTACTCGGACGGTATAGTCCACATCAGGAAGCTGTTCCTCAATGTACTTTGCACCGGCCTCAGGATACAGACGAGCACCCTCGATAATACACCGAACCATCAGCTCCAAAGCAGGACGCCACACCAGCATCTTGTCTTCGCAGCGGACAATCAGGTCCCAGTAGATGGCCTTGAGAGTCTTACCAGAAGATACAACACCCTTCAGAGCCTCAGGACTGACATTGGGGACGGCACACTGTTCGTGAGTCATGCTCTTGATACGGTCAAGGGTCGTACCCAGAGCCACACTGTAACTCATCGGGGAATCCAGAACACCTACCTGTGCTGAACGGTCTGTTGCCTGATTCTGGTCGGATGCGATATCCCAGAAAGCACCCGCAGAAATACTCAAGCTTTTGGTACTCTCGGGGGAGGCATCCACCGTGTACCGGATAGGATTCATGCCCTTGCGCTCTGCATCCATATCAGCAGCGGCCAACTTACTGTACCACGCCTCATACTCGCTGAGCAGCTCAACCTCAGACATACCAATCAGGTCACCAGTCAGACCGTCGTTGATGATGACACAAGCGGGGATAAACTCAAACAGAGTGGCAGTCGGCTCAGACAGAGCCTCAATGAGTTCGCCCATGCCGTTGTAGATTTCCTCAGAGTACCAGCACACACCATTCTCCAGCCAGTACTTCTTCTTGTAGATACGCTGGTCTTGCTTGGACTTCTCGTCGTTGATGCCGTAGAAAGCCACGATTTTGGTGAGCTTGTTGTAGTCCTGAGGGTCAACGTCATACACAAACTCAAGGCTCGGAAGGAAGCTGACCTGCATACCCTCCTCAGTGTTGACATTGAACATCAGAGCTACTCGCTTACCGATGAAGCAGTCCTTTGCAGCCTGAACCAGTGCGGGACGGAAGTTGTTTTCCTTCAGCACACTATCCACCAGCTCCTGATAGATAGTGGCTGCTTCCTTGGCCTTTTCTCTCTGCTCCTTGGTATCACCCAAATCCACATCTACAAACAGGTCAGGGGACTTGGAGAACAGAAAACGTGCTTCTTTGTCTATCAAGGCTCTTGTGATTTTGTACCGCAGGTCTGCCGGGGTGTAGTCCTCTGTATTCTCAACAGGGTACTGGACGCCTTTCTCATAGGCACCATACAGTCGTATGATTTCATACATATCCCGCAGAACGGCGGAACCATACATGCCCTCCAACTCGGTCTTGATAAGCGAGGAGGGGACATTCAACAGGCGGGACACCTCTACGGAGACATCCCTGTTTACACTTGCTGCCATTATGATTCTCCTTTCCGACTATTTCTGGGCAGATACTTGATATCTGCGACCTCATACACGTCCAGAGCATACCAGATAGCCGAGAAGGTATGAGGGTCTATGTTAAACTCGTCATAGACGAGATTGCCTTGGTTATCCTTGGCATAGGTCAGAGTACGAAGTTCTCGTATCGTGTTGGGACAGTTGGGACTGCAGATGATACGCCGGAAGCGCTTGACCTTCCTTGTATTTGCCAGTCTTGAGCCCGCCCATTTGTGGCACCCACGCATCCTGAAACCGGATTGACGATAAAATGCGATGGCCTTGGGGTCTTCACAGTCGGCGATGATTTGTACCTTGTCCAGTCCATCCTTTTTGAGCTCCTTCTCAGTCTTGTCGTCTGTCATCTTGTTCTTGTAGTACTCATAATAGATGTACAGAACCTTGGCTGCATCGTCCACAGCACACTTGATTACAGCATTGTAAGACTCTTCAAAGCCGAAGTCCATACCGCAGAACCGGAATTTCTCAGGGATACTCTTCACCGCTGCAATCACCTCAGCATGGCTCTTGGCAACCTCAAACTGAGGCAGTACCTGTCTACCGTTCAGACCGAAGCGACCAAGACGAGCCACCCTATACAAGTCAGGGTCATATTCCCTCATCTCATTCAGAGTGTCAATGTAGGATTGAGGGAGGAACAGGTTGTCATCGGCGACACTGTGGTGATAATAGACCCCGTTCTTGACGATGGTACGCCGTTTATACAGCAGCTCGTCGTCTAAGACAACATGTTCCCGTCCCTCTTCGTCTACGTGCTTGAAGAAATGAGTGTAGACCCAGTTTTCCGTACCGACGGGATTGGTACTCATGATGAAGTGAAGAGGCAGGGTGGGGTGACGCAGACGACCGAGGAGTTCTTTGTAACCGTCGTACTTGATTTCGGAGCACTCCTCAAGCCATACAATCGTCACACCGTTGATAGACTTCAGCTTGGAGGGCTTGTCCATTCCCTTGAAGATGATTTTGCTACCGTTGGGGAACCGTATACCGAGGGGGGATGTGGTGCAGCGCACCTTCTTGGCACTCTGACCAACCAAATCCAGCTCATCAAGGATTTCCACCAGCAGGTCGTAGCAGGACTCTCTCAGGGTATCATACACCTCACGCACAACCAGCACTTTGCGCTTCTCCATGAGACACTTGAAAATGATTTTACAAGCGATGTGATAAGACTTGGACGAGCCATATCCCCCTACAAGGAGGTATTTACTGTAATCCCAGTCTACCAATCCCAAAGAAAGTTTTCAAATCTGGGATTCACTTCTTTGGTGATATTCATGAGACCACCCCCTTCTTTCGTTGCCAGTAGAGCTTTCTGGCCTGACTCATCCTGGATTTAGTATCTTCTGAATGAGTGTGTCCATAAAACCCATTCCCTTCGCCTTGCTGAACTCTCTTAGCGGATTCGCTCATCTTCTTACGAGTGTCTTCCGTATGTTTCAAACCATGATGACCCGCTGCAGATTTAGCAACCGCCTCCATGGAACGCTTTCTTCCTCTCATCCTCTGAGATTGACGAGCTCGCATTTCTGGCGTACGGATTTTTCCCATATTGGCTACGGAAATTTTCTTCTTGGCTTCTTCAGAGAGTTGATGTGAATGACCCAGTTGCCCATCTCCACCGGAGGTGATGTTATACCCAAATTCAGGATTGTTACTCTGATACTTTTGTATCAATTCTTTCTCCTTTGCATTGGCTTCATCCTTAGTGAAATCTCCTTTGAGTACAAGATGACGAACATTATCCCAACCGTACTTCTCAATGGCTCTTGTCAAGTAGATGTTGTTTTTGTACCCTTTTCCGGAACGCCAACGACAATTCAAGGGCTGAGATGTTATTCCTACATACACCTTTCCATTAGGGAAGACATGCTTGTACACTCTGTAGGTCTTTTCAAACCGAGGATTGACCTCCTTGTAGAGTTCCATGGCTTACTCCTTACTTCTTTTTCTTGGCCTTGGTGATGGTGGTCTTAGTCTTGTACATATCCGAAACTGAGCCGAACTTTTTGGGTCCCGTCATATAAGTTTCCTGGACTATGTAAGTATTTCCCTTGTTACCCTGCTTGATATAGGTATACGTCTTGGAGCCATCAGCATTCACAACCGTTTTACCGGTATCAATGGTGCTGCCTATGCTCTTGTAGATACGCTCATTGGTGCCCTGAACCGTGTATCTGGTATCGGATTCTTTGACTGTTACGGACTCGCCCTTGGTGTAAGTTCCACTGAGAGTCTGTACAGTGTTACCTCCGGAGGCTCCTCCTCCGCCACCCTTGCCGCCGCCACCGCCACGGCCTCCAAAGAATTGCAGATTGATTTTCAGCATGGTCATCGTCCTCCTTATTATATAAGTGTATTTTACAGGCCAGCCCGATACTTGTCGATTCTGACCTTCATTTCGCTTTCCTGATGCACATAAGGGATACCCCCAACCCGCTGACGGATGTCATCGTCAATGACACCATACAGAATCAGCTGACTGGGCTTGAGCCGCTTGAGCATCTCGCTGAATCCTCGATTGAATAGCATCCTCGCATTGGGATTTTGCATGCAGCCTACCGTGGATACACAGATACAGGAACCCTCAGGCATACCGTCGAAGCAGTATTCAAAAGACTCTTCGTCGCTCCACTGAGCGGAGGGTACAACCCGGATACCCAGAGAATTCATGTAGGAAGCCAACCACATGTTTCTGTAGTAGTTCCAGATACGCATAGCACGAGGCATTGTCGTGTACTGGCTGAGGTCGGGCTGGATAATACCCTTGTACTGACCGAGGATGCCAGCATAGAAGTCCGGATTGTCCCAAACCCTCTCAATATACTGGTCGGGCAGGTAGAAATGAACCAGCTCATCCTCTCTGTCTACCATGTTTTCGGGCTTGGTACAGTAGTTAAACCCGATGAGGTGCTGTTTGTCCAGCTTCTTGAACTTCACCCCCGGAATTTTAGGTACATCATACCGTCCAACCAACTCCGGAGAGAATTCCTTTGTCTTCATAAAGTGTAAGAAGTCCTTTTCGCCAATAACCATCAGTTGTCATCTCCTTTCGCTTTTGCTCTGACTACGTTGATTGTGATGGAGTCATCTCCATCACCCTCTTCAAGCAGCTTTTTCTTCATGTTGAACTCATCCAGACGCAGCTTCATCTCACGACTCATCTTGTCAATCTCAGCTCTCTCCCTGGAAGTTACCCACTTGGCACCATAGGCACAATCAAGGACATGCCTTGCACCGCCTTGACCGTCTCTATCATACAGGCGGCTCTCAACATACTCCTCAATACGCTGCCTTGCGGTATTCAATACACGCGCAAAAGTACTCATATCATCTGTGTCACAGCGCATTTCATCCAGAATGTTGTCTATAGCACCACCTCTGTACTCCATCATCGTTGTAGTTGAGAGTCCAAGGGCTCTTGCAAATCCTGAGACCGTGTAGGGACGGACTTGTACCCTGACAGGGCGACCATCCTCACCCATTACAATCTCACCATTCTTGTTAAATGTGTAACCCATGCAAGACTCAAAATAAGCCTCACACTTGGCTTGCAAGTCTTCAACCGACAGAAACAGAGCTCTTCTACCGGGATTGTCAGTCATGCCTCTTTTCAAGGGCAACCGAATCCCTCTGAAGTCCAGTACCACATGTCTGGCGTCCAGCCAGCGTGACCGTATGACCGGATGTGCCGGGGCGTCGATAATCACTTTATGAATCCGTTCCTTCGCACGAGTGGCCATCACGTTCACCTCCTTTCCAATTTCGACGAATAATACTAAAAGTATTCACCGTACTGCTCAATCGTTTTCCACAGCCCAATTATACTACTTCCCGTGAAAAAAGTAAACCATTTTATTTTATAAGTTATGCTCCTCAATAAAAGTTTCTCTGCGAGAAATAAAAATAATACTAAAAGTATAATTCTTGAGCTCTCATAATGCGATTTTCGGGTCAAAAATAGGCGGAAATTGTAGAGTTCCGACTATTTTTATTTCAAAAATAGGCGGAAAATTATGAGCCTCAAGATACAAGGATTTATTGAGAATTACTCCGCCAGGAAAAGCAAAAACGGTCGGATTTGTCCCAAGCATGTCCACATTTTCCATTGAGGCGTCCTCCGCCTATTTTTACACCCCCTTACTTCATTATGCGAGAAAAATAAATTATAAATAATAAGAAGAGTATAATAAGTACATATAATTTATATATAAATAAATCCGGGAAAAATCGGGCGACCGACTGCTCAATGTGATTCCACACTTTTTACGCCTATTTTTGCGAATTTCTGATTACTCCGTCGAGTAATTCTCAATAACGTGTAATAATATATTTCCGTTTCTCCGACCGTTTTCCGACTATTTTTCTCATAATTCCGACCGTTTTCCATTTCCCCACCGAGTAATTCTCAAGTCCTCAAGCCCGCTCCCGCTACACTTTTCAATCTTATCCACACCTTTCCGAAAATTTTCTCAAAAATTTTCCAAAAATTTTGCAAAAAGGGCTTTACTTTTGCATCCGGAGGAGTTATAATTGTGTCACAAAGTTGAGCTGAGGATAAAACAGAATGCTCCCTGAGCAATATCCTCCCTCTTTCGGGCAGGTGCGCTAAACAGCTGCGAAAGGCAACCTCAGTTCAACTTCACCACACACCACTTCTAAACAGTTCGAATCTGAAAGGAGACTACTATGCTGAACTCTATTAAAGACCTCTGGAATGTCATTGAGAATGACCCCACTTACGACGGCTGTGCCGTAGACCTGCCGAGTGGAAAGTGCATCGGCACCACCTCTGGTGGCTGGCAGCCTGTTCTGTACTCCAGTCCCGAGGACGACCATCCCACTCACATCACTTGGGAGCAGGCTCTCAAGCTGTACAACGAAGAGTTCAATGTTTAATAGGAGGACAGCCATGAACACCAACATCCGTTACCTTATCAAAGTCACCGCCACAGCGCGTCCCAACAACGACAATTTCCCCGGGGTGGTTCAGACCACTTACTTTGGCAAAGACCAGAAGCTCATCGCCGGGACTTACGCCTACATGAACACCGAGCCCATCAAGAGGGATGTCTTCAACCATGGCTACAAAGTAACTCCTTCCAAGCATGCTCTGGACTTCTGGAACGTTACCATGAACACCCCTATCGGAGACAACCCCATCTTCTGGGACTACAAGGCCGAGGTCGTCAAGTACGACCTCGCCTCCCGGAGCCTCACAGCACTGTAATCACTCCAACCCACCCAAATCTGAAAGGAGACCACACTATGTCTACCACCACCCGCCGTACCATCGCCAGCACTGTTGACTTGAATATGAGCGTCCTCAAGCGCAGATACGAGGACATCGTCGCTTATGGCGAGAACTCTAACAATGACCTTCGCATTGCGTACAACATCTACAACCAGATTATGAACATGTACCGTCTTCTGCGTACAGTTCCTGCATACTCCGACGACCCCGGAGGTGCCGCCCTCAGCTGTGCCGTAAACGAGGCCGTGAAGAAGGACCTGCAAGAGATTGAGGACATCTTATTCCGCTTCTATGGTATACGCTACTACTACGCGCTGGGGTATTATGGTTGGTATCACGCTGTTGATGAGTCTCTCATTCCCAGAGACCAGCAGCCGGAGCTCATTCGTAACTTCCCCTGTTCCATCTGCTTCCCTACCAAGGAGGACAATGCCTAATGGACACCATCACCTTCATCCTGACCTATGCCGGGGCTGCTGCCATAGCGTACCTCATTACGCACATCATCACTGTGATAGACCATCCTACCACCCACAACCGAAAGGAGCGTACATGATGACCACTCAACTTCCAGACCTCACTTACCCAAGTTACAAGGCGCGATACAGACACCCCATCACTGGAAAGACTTTGTCCTGCTCCCTCGTTTACAACCCTGCTCTTAAGCACCTGACCATCCACCCGCTGGACTCCAACCTCAGCCCGATACACTATGCTGACATCTCTCCCGAGGACTATGATGCCATCGTTACAGAGTTGAAGTCCTTCGGAAACGATGCGACCATTCTCATGTTCGGGTGATGCCTATGGATGACTTCAAGTTCGCTCTCAAACCCGGGCAGCCTAAACCACCCTGCCCATACCCTTGCCCTCAGCGCACAACCACCTGTCACTCCACATGTTCCAAATGGCTCACATACGAGCACGACCTTCATGAGTTCCGTAAGACACAGAAGAATCCCTCGGACACTATATACACCGGGAGCTACACTCGCGCGGGAATCACTCGAAATCGGGCACTTTCCAAGGAGATTTTGCGTGGAAAGCTCCGCCGGGGATAACTACGTACCACACCCCTCGCGTACCGTCTCGAGGATTATAAGATGAAAGGAGACCACTGAATGAATTTTATCCCGATGACCTATTCCCAGCTGACTGACCTGTACCTTACCCCTCCCCAATATGCCAAGATGCACGACCTCAAAGCCGAGCTCACCAAGTTCCTCGAGCTCAATTCCTACTCTGCCAAGGTCGAGCTGGAGCCGGGGGAGTACAAAAGTTACATCAGCGCACAGAGCGCTCTCTTCTCCGCTGCAAGCCGATGGAAGATGCCTATTCAGGTTACGGTCATTCGCGGGGAGCTGTATCTCATCAATCTCAACATCAAACCACATAAGGAGGCCACAACATGAACTTTACCGAATTCTTTGACAACTCTACGCAGTTGCCTACTCCCGTTAGAAACAAGACCTGTTACACCGACCTGCACAACATCCTCAAGTACTTCTTGTTCATTGATACCTACGCAGTCAAGGTCGAGAACTGGCCGCACAATAGCATGTTCTCAGCTCGAGCGAGTATCTACCGAACCATAAAGAGGTTCAACATGCCCATCCGCGTTCGTATCATCAACAACGAACTGTACCTTATCAATACTCTGAAGGAGGATAACAAACATGAAGGCTAAACAGTATGCAAGCGAATACGTCGCCAAGCTCAACCACTCCAAGACCGAAGAGGAAATCAACCACATCACCGTAGAGCTGCTCGTCCAGCTGCTGAAAGAGGGTGAAGACCTCAAGCAGAAACGTCATGTAAAGTTCGACAGGGGCTTCATCCCTATCTGCAAGGAGCTCAACCAGAAGTGGAACGTCATCGCTGACCTCGTCGAGAAAGAGATGGGTATGACCGTTCTGGTACCTAACGCATACAGGGACTTCCTGTTCCTGAAAGTACCCGGTATGGAGGAAGCATGGAAAAAGTGAGTGAATCCACCCTACTGAGATACGGGTCGGTGCTGAAGAGTAACAACTTCACCACCTCCCGAGGGTTCTACACCCTCCGCATCATCAGTTACGAGGGTCAGTTGTATTTCCACAAGATGAAAGATGGAAATCTGGTTGAGCTCATCAACCTTACAGAAATGGAGAAACGAGTATGACGACTATAAACATTGGATACAGCAACTTCGTCAATGCCGACCATGTGGTTGCTATTGTAAGTCCGGAGTCCGCACCTATCAAGCGCATGGTGCAGGAGGCTAAAGACTCTGGCCGCTGTGTAGACGCCACCTACGGACATCGTACCAGAGCCGTGCTGGTCATGGACAATGGAGCCATCGTCCTGTCAGCGGTCCAGCCTGCAACCATCATCAACCGCAACGGTCAGAAGGAGGACAAGTGATGAAACCTATTCCCTTTGATAAGCGGGTATGCGTCTGTGGAGGAACAAAATTCCACATGATGCCCAAAACGTTCCTCAACGGTCAAACCGCTGTTGGATTATACTGTTCTGAGTGCGGACAGTGGCAGAAGTGGATGAACAAGAAAGACCGTAGTAGATTTGAAGCTCTACAGTATAAGGAGAAGAAGTGATGAAAGAGTACATCGAACGAGAAACATACCGGAATAGACTGGCTGATTTGGAAAGCTGGTGCCAAGACCTGAGAAAGCCGGGGTTGAAACAGGCACTGGAGATGTTCGACGAAGTGCCCGCCGCTGATGTTACACCGGTGGTGCATGGACGGTGGGTTCACCATGATGACGGCGTAGTCACTTGCAGCGAATGCGGAAACGCAGAGAGTAGTGATAGCTACTATTGCAGGTACTGCGGGGCAAAGATGGACGGAGGTGTAGACGATGCCAGCTTGTAAAGTGTGTGGAGGATGGTTTGCCAAAATCAGAGATGATGAGGTGCTTTGTGACAGGTGCCAAACGGCATTAGGACGATTGGCAGGTTACGCAAAGGTCGTGGTGCACTGCAAGAATTGTATCCACTACGACATGGGCGTCTGCCTGAAAATCTATCAGGACGGTAACTTACACAGTGAGGCATGGCAGCCTCGGAGACCTGAAGACTTCTGTTCTTATGGCGAAAGGAGAGAGACAGAGTGATGGACGCTGTGAAGTTTTTAGAAGAACGAAAGCGAATGTTTAAGAGCGGCAAACCTGTGCCAGACTTGGACGTTGATATCACTTACAATTCCGAAAAAGCAGTTAAAATCGTCGAGGAATGGTCTGCCGCGCACCCGCGTAAGACGCGTCAAAGCGTGTTTCTGGAGCAGTATCCTCAGGCTGATATTGATAACAACGGGCTTTTGGTCCTGTGCCCTAAGCGTATTTCTGCTGATGTACGGGCTACCACAAATTGTATGCGCGGGCGGTGCGACGATTGCCGCCGCAAGTTCTGGCTGCGGGAGGTGAAGTAATGGACAACCTGATGCAGAATCTGGCTTCAGCGCTATGGATTGTGATAGGCATTCAGGTTCTTGTCTATCTGAAGCATTGGAACAAGAAGTTCAGTGACCTGTATGATGAGCTGAAAGAGGAGAAACTACAATGAGATGTAACTGCATAATGTGCATAGAGAACGAGGACTGTTTACAGAGCTTCTGGCAGGGACGATACAAAGGAGAAGACTAATGGAGATAGAATATTTCCTTGCGGAGACTCCGAGTAGGCTGGTACAGGCTATGAATAGCTATCTCCAGCAGCACCCTGAGCAACGACCAGTGACTATGAGTGTCTGTCACAAAGAGCTCTTTCACCACATACAGGGACATCCTGTTGTAGAGGCCTATGTAGTATTGGAGGAACGGAA